ATTTGAGAGAGGACTTCCTTTAACAGTGCGTAGCGTAATTGATGCCATTAATTTTCCTTATTGATCAACTGTTGTAACATAGTTTTTATGTCGTTGATGTCATTTTCAAGTTTATTTATCTTTTCATTCTGGACTTGGACTTGATTAACTCTTCCAAGCATAATATCTCTATTTTTGAGATATGTTTCAAACTCTGACCTATTTGTGTTCACAATCGCATTGGAACCCAAATCTCTTACGAGAGATGGGTTTCCTTCAACATTTACATAATTTCCCATTATGTGCAAGCAACAACTCTTAGATCTCTAACTCTTGTTACTTCAGAACTATTCGTTGAAGTAAACACCAACTTAATAGTAAATGCATCAAAAGCAGTCAAACCAGTTAATGTGTAATCTACATCAGTAAATGGAGTATCTCCGTACTGAACTTTAGGGAACAGCGCATCAGGTTGAGCCAATGTATAGTTAATTGTTGAGTAAGCATTCTTAGTTCCAACTGGACTTGTTTTATAATAAACTGCCAAGTTAGAAGCTGTTGGAGAATTAACTGACATACGAATCTTCAATGTATTAGCAGCAGATGCCAAACTAACTTTCTTAGTAACATATTTACTGTGAGTAGAGCTACCAAATGGAGAGATTTCGTCAATAAAAGTATTTCTAAATTTAATAGTAAGAGTATCGCCAGCTGCAACTGCAGTGAGAGTCTTATTAACTGTAACCGAAGAACCATCAGCAGCTACTGCAGTAATCATTGCTGTAGTGTTATTAGAAGAAGTTCCAGAACCACTAATCTCTATGTATTTACCAACCTGTAATGTAGCCAATAATCCTTTAGTAGTAGTATCGGTTGTTGATAATCCAGTTGTAGTAATAGCAATTTGAGTCTGACTAGAACTATTAAGCGATGAAGAGATTAAAGAAATCGCATCTAAATCACCATAGTTGACAGTAGACTCAGAAGGAGAATTAATAGTATTACTGATTGCAATCAATCCCATTCTATTACTGTCAATTACTGGAGAAACAGCATCATTAGTAGTGCTAATCTTAGCCTGTAATGTAACAGTTTTTCCAGGAGTTACCATTAAACTCTGATTGGCAACAGAAGCAATAAGTCTTGGAGTAGACCAGTAATTACTATCATTAATTGAAATTGCGCCAGCAGATGCATCTAAAGTATATGGAGATTGAGAATTATTTGTGTCATTAATAGACTCGCCACTAGTAGTCTGCATATAAAATACTGTATTAGTATCAGCAAAATCTTGATACTGAGCCTGAGGATGAGCAGCATTATATTGAATATTACCAATAACAGTAACTGTAGTTCCGCCAGAGTATCCAGTTTTCTTACCAGTTGTTGTAGTTGTAATAACATAAGAATCGTTATCAATAACAGCTGTCACAGTTTTCTGACCATAGATTTCAGTAACTGGAATACCATTTACAGAAGGAGCAATAGTAAATGCGCCACTATATGTTACTGCTGAATTAGCAACTAGAGTTGCTGTAGTATCACCAGATGTTCCGCTGGCAACTGATGCAATAACACCAATTAGTCTTGGAGTTGTTTCAGCAGTATAAAGAACTGCACCTTGTCCGCTTGTTAATGTTCCAATATCTGTTCTAAACACAGTACCAGTACCAGTAACTCCAGTAGATCCAGTATTGACAGATAATGTTCCAGAAGTTGGATTATATCCGTAAATATTTTTAGAGTTATTATCAGAGATAACTGCATACGAACTAGCAGCCAAACCATGATTTGGATGGAAGACTTTAAGTTTCGCTGAACCAATATTTGTTTCAAACGGATTATTGTCTAAAACAACTTTATTAATAACATCATTAGCGAATTGAACAGTACCAATTACTGAAGTATTAAATACTGCTCGGTTTAAAGTGAATTTTAAATCTTGGTCTTGATTAGCAGTCCAAGTAGATCCGTTTTGAGATTTAAACAGAACACCAGCATATGGTTGTTCCGAAATCATACGACTAGATCCTGGGATTTGATCTCCCATATTTGAGATCCACGCTTTATAACTGTTAGAGTCAGAAGAAACAACAATAGCATATTCGCCCAAATCCTGAACATAAACAGGAGATGGGAATGTGAATGTTGTTGCTGTATTATAATCAGGAACAATTGTTCCATCTGGTAAGGTAACAGTGGTAGTTGAAATATTAACTTGTTCAGGATTTAATGTTACCTGTGAGTATGGTAAAATTGTTTTTCCTGGAGAACCATTAACAACCTCACGGATCTCAACACGAACAGGAACTCGTTTATCTTTACTTGCGAAAAATAAATCAACTGATGTTAAGAATGCGCCACCTTTAGATTGAATCTGGAAAGTTTGAGCAAGTGGATCATAGTAAACACTGCCTGCCCCAACAATACGAGATGTTGTTTGTGTAATAGTTTGATATTCTGGATCAACTTGGTTTTGTACCAAGACACCATTTCTGGTAGACATATATGTTGCTTGTTTTGTTTCAAGAACACCTTGAGCATAATATTGTCCATTACCTTTACTTGTATAAGTAATGTCGTTTGTTGAGACATCAGTTAAAGTAAATTGGCGTTGACCAGTACGGAAACGAACTAAGTCTGTAGATGGAATAGTAAATAGCATTTGAACTTTACCATTAACATCGGTGTAGATAGAGCTACCAGCAGTTTTAACTGTATCAACAGTAATACTTGTTCCAGTAACTAGACTGACACTTCCTACGATTGATTCGCCTGTTGTAAATGTTCCCTTAATATTGACAACATAGATATTTCTTGCTGTGACATTACCTGAATCGTTTAAGATTTTTTCTGTTCCAACAACTACAGCAGTTGCTCCAGAAGACTGACCAGTAACAACATCACCAGTATTCAAACAGATATTTGAGTCGCCATTAATTAAACGAGCAGTATCAGTTGTATTTGCTCCAACATTTGATGTTGAGTCAAACTCTACAGCACCAGTGTAAGTAATCTTAGTTGCAGGAGTGCAATATGAATCAACAGCAACATTGTCGAAGAATGGATAAAACTTAGTATATGGTTTTAACCCAGTAGTTTGAATTAAAATATTTCTTGAACGAATGTATGGAATAACAGCAGTTGAAAGAACTCTGTCGTTTACCAATTGAGTGTCAATTTTAGCAACAACAGAAGTGTTAATACCTGTTCTTGATTGACCAACAGTTGTTGCAGTAGTTTCTGTTACAGTATAAGAACCTGCATTACGACCCCATCCACCATTTAAAGAGAAATTTCCATTGCTATCTGTGTTAGCATAAGCAGCAGCAGATCCAGAAACGGAACGACTTGTAACGGATGTTCCAGTCCACTGAGTTTGCCATGAATTCCAAACAGTACCAAGAACACCTGCCTTTTCAGCAAGGGTTGCGATTGTATTAAAATCGCCTTCTTGGTTTTGAACAATATCTGGGCGACGATTAACTTCGAACCATGTATCGCTTGGTGGATTTAAACTAACATTACCCAAGAATGTGAAGATTGAGAATGGGTTAATATTTTCTAAACGAGAAGCATATGGTTGAGTAATAATCGCTGCAGTTGTATATGGCAATGTAATTAAATCGCCAGTAATTTTATAATTTGCGCTAGTGCGAGCTGAATCAGTTGATACCTTTTCAATTAAGTTTACATTCTGCATTGAAAAGAATGGACGAAGTTCGTTCTTCTCCATATCGATAGAGCAGTAGTAATCAATATTTTTTGTATCTCCAACACTGTGACCACTAAAGTTATCAACCATAAAACCATTTTTAAAACGATTTAGACCAGTAGCTGGATCAGTAATAGTTAATGATTCTGTTTGTTGTTCTAACAATGAAAGCGAAGTATAATATTCAATATTATTAATTCTTGCTTCCAACTTACCAATGTCGCGCATTGTATAGCGTTTGTTTTCAATCTTTGTTATACCAACGCTTTGTGTAGATGTTGAAAAAATGTATGGCTCAAGATTCAATGTGTAAAGAACCATTGCATCGATTGGATCTGGAGGATCTGCAGGGTTAAGAGCAGGTGTTCCTGAGATATCAAAAAACTTACCCTTCGCATCGATTGCAATTTTATCAGTTCTTGCTAAGTAATATGAAAAATCTGCCTGAACTTCTTGACCACGCTTAGGAACTAAATTAGATCCTGAGTCAAATGAAACACCATCAGTAGACATTCTTGGACGGAAGTCGATAGCATCTCTTAGCGAGATATTTCCATAATAAGGAATTCTCTTATAGTCAACATCTTTATAAGAGTTTACTGAAGAGTAGTCCCCACCACTATGTGTAAAATATTCAAATGTAACTTGAACTGGACCACTTGGTACAGTATAAGATGGTTTTAAAGCAAGTTTAGCAATACCGTAGTAAGTTGCTGTTTGGCCATTATCGAAATTATAGTAATCACTAATGTCGATAGTATAAGAACCATTAGGACTTGCGAATGTTCCAGCATCCATAAGAACACTAGTAACACGATAACCATCAGCTTGACCAAGACTCAATAATGTGGATTGGGCAGCAGCTTGAGTTGTAAATGTAACTGTGGCAGAGTTTAATGTTTTAACTTTTTCTGTACTTGATGCGCCAGTTTTAATTACAGTTCCAATTACAGAAAAACTTCTTCCAACATAACTTGTTCCAGACAGAACTAGGTAACCAGTTGTGGTTCCGATATTACTATCAATTGGTTCAACAATTAAACCAGTAGTATTATCAATAACGATATAATTTACTTTAGTGTATGGAGTAAGTGTTCCAGCAGTAGTGCTAAGACTTAATTTAGAGTTTCCACTAAATGTTGTTGGGGCAAGCCCATCAAACTTTTGATATGCGTAGTAAGTTGTTCTGTTTGTAGTACCATCTGCAGCTCGCAATGATTTAATACCATAGTATGGTAGTTTAAAAATCATTGTTTCGTTTTGTGGTTCTAATATATTTGTAGAAACACGATCAATAGTAACACCAGTTACTGTTGTTGCTTGATCAACAGTGATTGAGTTTTGAGATGCGATTGCTGTAACACGACGATATGTTCCACCAAGGGAAACAAAATCCCCAACAACTAAATCTGTTTGGAATGAAGTTCCATTCCCAGTAATTGTTGTGCTTGAAGAAGCAGTCGCAGATCCAACTAATCGAGTTGCCACTGGAACGATATCAGCTGAAAAGTCAACGACTGAACCGCCAGCAGAATTATTATAGTAAACAGATTTAACATTACGCTTAAAGTCGTAACCACTGGTCATTTTAATGTCAAATAGACCAAGTTTATATTGACAAGAAGTAGAACCAACTGTTCCTGAATCATATTCAATAAAACGAATACGAGCAGTACCAACTTGAGTTCCAACACCAGTTCCTGGTGCAGCGGAAGCAGCACCAGTTGTTGTAAATCTATTATACAAAGCAACAGTTGGGAAAGTATCAACGAAAGGAACAGAGTTTACTGAATTTACTAAAACATAATTGCCGACTGTTGCTGGTTGAAATGCGCCAACAACCTGAACTTGATGAGTACTATCGCGACACTTGTCAATATACACATACTCGGTCGCTACTTTTTCTATTTCGTAACCATTAACATATGCTTTTCCTGGATCAAGAGTAATTGCCAATTGATCGTCTGAACCAGTTTTACTAATACCACGATTAAAGGTTGGTGATACAGTATATTCCCATAAAATACCACCAGATCCATCATACTGCGATCCACTAGTATGGGAAGGAGCAGAACCAGCAGAGGTTCCAGTATTTTTAGCAGTATAATACTTTCCATTTACTAAAATAACATCACCAATTAAATAATTCACATTAACTACTGTCCATGTTCCACGATTATTATCTCTTGCTTCGCGAACATCAAGATTAAACGGACGAACAGTATAGTTTCCAGACTCATCATATGTGCGACGAGCTAATGTTTTTTCTAATTCTGAGTATTGCGTTGTATTAACAATTCGAACAATTGTTCCAGCATTAACTTGTAGTAACTCAATAAAAGTATCATCACTAGTGCTGTTTAATGGCAGCTTTGATAGAATCAAATCGATGTGATAACGATGCGCACCTGGAGCAGCATAATTATATGAAGTTTGAGCATTATCTAAAAGAGTAGAATCATCTTCTGGAGTAATTTCAGTTTCGATAACACTTAAACCAACACGATAAGAAGGCGAATTGCTATACTTGTCAAGTACGATTACTTGCTCTGCATTTGAGTGTGGATCTGCGCAAAGAACAAAGAAACCATTAACATAGTACACACCACGCTGAACAGTTGCTAAAGAACCAGTTCCTGTAGCAGATGAAGAAATTGCTTGAACAGTACCAGAAGCATCGTCTAATGTTAGAACTTCTCCATCAGCAAAAACTTTTTGTGTTCCAGCTGTGCCACCTGATGGTGTACCTGCTGTAATATAACGAACATAAATTGTTGTTGGATCTGTAGATGTGGAAGAAACAACTTTAATAATCTGCGCTTTAATTCCACTGGTTCCAGTTATGTATTTACCAGCAGTAGACTGAATAAAAGATTCAGTAGTAGAAGTTCCATAGGTTGATGTTAATTTAACATAATTAGCATTACAATCAATAGATATCTGTCCAGGAACAACCATGGCACCCTGTTTAAAGATTGCGCCACCATGACGACTAATCTGATTTTGCAGGATAGTTTGTAGTTGGGTTAATTCTCTGGCTTGAACGGCAAACGATGGACGAAACAGAATACGATAAAATTTATTGTCTTCTTTAAAGTCATCATTATACGGTTCGGTATTGAAATCTAGCATTTTTTACTCTTCTGTTATAATCTTAACTATTTAGTTAGAATGTTATGATAGTTCTAAGGGTAACTGTTTCATCAGCTGATGGTGTAAATCCAGCCTTGTTATCGATAAACAACATATCACCTGAATATTTATCAACAGTTGGATTACCCACTGCAGCTACGCTAATAAATTGGCTATTAGTATTTGTCATTTGATCTCCAACC